AGAAAGAGACCTGCTTGGTTTCTGGGACAGTTCCCAGAGAAAAAGATTATACAGACGGCACACACCGCTGAATTATCTGTAGGGTTCGGGCGAAAGGTTCGTAACCTAGTGGATAGTGAAGATTTCAAAAAGGTTTTCCCGAAGCTGGCATTGAGGGCTGACTCCAAGGCTGCGGGACGATGGAGTACCGATTCGGGTGGCGAATACTTTGCTATCGGGGTCGGTGGTGCAGTGACGGGTAAAGGCGCGGATCTCCTTATAATTGATGATCCCCATAGTGAGCAGGAAGGACAGAGCGCAGACCCTTCGGTATTTGACCGAACCTACGACTGGTATACATCTGGCCCTCGCCAGCGACTACAACCCGGTGGTGCTATTGTGATTGTGATGACACGATGGCACATGAGAGATTTAACGGGAAAGATTATTAAGTCCTCCACTCAAAGAGAAGGAATGGATGAGTGGGAGATAATAGAATTTCCAGCGATCATGCCGTCAGGGAAAGCCCTGTGGCCTGAGTTCTGGAACCTCGCGGAACTGACCGCGCTTCAAAATGAACTACCCGCTCCTAAATGGAACGCACAGTACCAGCAAAACCCTACCGCCGAAGAAGGCGCACTTGTGAAACGCGAATGGTGGAAGAGATGGGAATATGATGACCCGCCTACCTGCGAATTCGTAATACAGTCTTGGGATACCGCATTTCTCAAGACACAACGGGCAGACTATTCTGCTTGCACAACATGGGGTGTGTTCTACCTTCCTAATGATGATGGCGTGACCGTCCCCAATATTATTCTCCTTGATGCCTATAAAGAACGTCTGGAGTTCCCAGAACTCAAGAAGACCGCCTTTAATATGTGGCAGGAAGTGCAACCCGATGCGTTTATCGTGGAGGGAAAGGCGGCAGGTATGCCGTTGATATTCGAGTTACGGGCAATGGGTATTCCTGTATCGGAATATACCCCTTCCCGTGGCAACGACAAGATAGCCAGAGTGAATGCGGTAGCAGATTTATTTGCTTCAGGCACGGTCTGGTGTCCAGAGACACGGTTTGCAGAGGAAGTAATCGAGGAATTTGCAGCTTTCCCAGCAGGGGAGCATGACGATCTGGTTGACTCATCCACGCAAGCCCTATTGAGATTCAGGCAGGGCGGTTTTGTTAGTCTTCATTCTGACGAGGAAGACGAGCCTATATATAGGAAGGCGGTGAGTTATTACTAATGTCGGTTATAGATGCGAAGGATGTCGCGGCAGAACTAAGCGCACACGAGCGTGAATGTGCCTTGCGATACGAACATATTCAGGAAAGGCTTCAGGCTGGAGAACAGCGTTTTAACCGTCTTGAGGCTATGATCTGGGGGATTTACGTTATTCTTATTTCCTCCACGGCAATACCCCATATTTTAAATTAAAGGAATATCCAATGCCTAGTTATTTTGATTCAGCGGCACATAAAGCTCCCCATAAGAGCAAAAAAGTTGCTTACAAGAAAGGCGGCCAGATAAAAGCCGTTAAAACTTCCAAGGCAAAAACAATGGGAAACTTTGTTTCCTCTGGCGCACCTATTGTCAAGCCCACTACTGCGAGAGGTTCAGGCGCGGCAAGAAGGCAGCTTTTCAGGAAGAATGGTTAGCAGGGAAAAACTTAAAGCCCTTGTTAAGCGTGGCGCGGCAGTAGTCAAGAAAGCTATAAAAATAAGGGATAATTCGGTGGTGTATTATCAAGCCCCCAAAAAAATGCGTAAAATTTCACTTGATGCGGCTTTTGAGAAAGAAAAGAAGTCTCATGGGAAAAGGAAGAAATAATGGCAGTTGATAAGGCTCAAACGCCCTTTATGCAGGAACTTATGCCTCAAGGGGAAGAGCCGCTTGAAATAGAGATCGTTAATCCAGAATCTGTCTCGATAGGGACGGAAGAAGGTGGCGTATTGATTGATTTTGATCCCGATAACCCGACACTGGGTGGCATCGATCACGACTCCAATCTGGCTGACTTCATGGAAGACAGGGATCTTCAAGCCCTTTCTGCCGATCTGGTCTCTGCCTATGTAGCAGACAAGGACAGCCGATCTGACTGGGAACAGGCGTATATACAGGGTCTTGACCTTCTTGGATTAAAATTTGAAGACCGCACCACTCCTTGGGATGGCGCATGTGGTGTATTCCATCCTATGCTTTCAGAAGCCGTGGTTCGCTTTCAAGCTCAGACTATACAAGAAATCTACCCAGCGTCAGGGCCGGTAAAGACACAGATTGTCGGCACACTGACCAATGAAAAGGTGTCTCAGGCAAACAGGGTTCAGGATTACCTGAATTACCTGATTACCGAGAGAATGACAGAATACAGGACAGAGACAGAAAAACTGCTGTTCTCCCTGCCGATAGCAGGTTCTGCGTTCAGAAAGGTCTATTACGATCCTAACATGTCCAGACCCTGTGCCATGTTTGTCCCAGCAGAGGACTTTGTAGTCAGCTATGGAGCCGCAGACCTAGAGACCTGTGAACGTGCCACGCACGTTATGAAGAAAACAGCTAACGAAATCAGGAAGTTACAGGTTGCTGGATTTTATTCCGATGTAGACCTCTCCCAGCCAGAGCCTGATATCAGTGAAATAGAGGAAAAATACAACCGATTAACAGGTGATTCGGAGAATTACGAGCTTGATCACCGACACACCCTGCTTGAAATGCATGTACATGTTGATCTTGCTGGGTTTGAAGACAGAGACAGGGGTGAGTTGACAGGTATCGGACTCCCTTATGTTGTCACGATAGAGAAGTCATCAAGGAAAATACTGGCTATCAGGCGCAACTGGCATCAGGACGATCCCCAGAAGATGCCCAGACAGCACTTTGTACACTACCAATACCTACCGGGGTTTGGCTTTTACGGCTTCGGACTGGTTCATATGATTGGTGGGCTGTCCAAGTCAGCCACCTCATTGCTAAGACAGCTAGTTGATGCAGGAACTCTGGCGAACCTCCCCGGTGGTTTGAAGTCTAGGGGGCTTAGGATCAAGGGTGATGACACCCCGATCATGCCCGGCGAATTTAGGGATGTGGATGTCCCCGGCGGTGCGATACGGGATAACATCTCTTTCCTCCCTTATAAAGAGCCTTCTAACGTCCTATATCAGCTTCTGGGCGATATTGTTAATGAAGGGCGAAGGTTTGCATCAGCAGCGGATGTAAAGGCGGCAGACATCAATGGCGAAGCCCCAGTAGGAACTACTCTGGCGGTTTTAGAGCGCGAAATGAAGGTGTTGAGCGCAGTACAGGCGCGAGTTCACCATTCCGTGGGTGTAGAACTTAAAATTCTGGCAGAAATTGTCAGGGATCACGGCCCAGACGCTTATCCTTATGAGTTAACAGAAGATCCTCTGGCTTCAGAGGACTTTGATGACCGTGTAGACATCATTCCAGTCAGCGATCCTAACTCTGGAACGATGGCACAACGCATCATGCAGTACCAAGCGGCACTACAATTGGCGGCTCAAGCCCCGCAAATGTACGATTTACCGCTTTTACACCGTCAAATGCTGGAAATTCTGGGAATTCGGGACGCAGACAAGATTGTTCCGATAGAAAATGACATTCTGCCTACCGATCCAGTGACAGAAAACATGAAATTGGTGACAGGAGAGCCTGTTAAGGCCTTTTTGTACCAAGATCACGAGGCACATATCCTCACACACACCGCTGGGATGGAAGATCCACGGATTATGGAGGTTATGTCAAAGAATCCCAACGCAAAAACAGTTATTGCAGCGACTCAGGCGCATATTGCGGAGCATTTGGGCTTTGCTTACCGACAACAGATCGAAAAAGAGCTTGGTGTGCCTCTACCGCCGCCTAATGAGCCGCTTCCAGAGGATATTGAGCTTAGAATTTCGCAATTGGTTGCTCCAGCCGCTGCACAATTGACTGGAAAAGCCCAAAGAATGGCTGCTGCGGAGAAAAATGCAGAACAACAGCAAGATCCTGTGATACAGATGAAGCAGAAAGAGCTTCAGATCAAGGAACAGGAGGCAATGGCCAAAGCACAGGCTGAAATGGCCAAAATACAGCTAGATTTGCAGGAAAATAATCAAAAAACCGCTCTGGAAATAGAAAAAATGAACCTTCAGGAGCGCATTGAGCAGCAGAAACTTCAAGGAAAGCTTGCCTCTGATATGGTCAAAGAACAAGAAATACAGTCAAGAGAATTGATAGAAGGAGCAAAAATAGGTATAGACATGGCTCAAAGAATAATAGACAATTCTAATGACTGACAAGTTAGCAGTAAACGCATTGCAGGTTTTACGGGAGGAAATCCGTAAACAGATGAACGAAATGGCAGATCATATTTCGGGCGGTGGCTGCAAAGATTTTGGTGAATACCAGCACTGTACAGGCATTATTAAAGGCCTTGCAGTAGCAGAAAGGGAGCTTCTCGATCTGGACAAGCGAATCGAGGACAGATAGTTTCTCCGCATAATGCGGCGCAAGGTGACTCTGGACACCAACATCCAGTGCAAGAGAGAATGTTATGGAAGCAGTAAAAACGGTTGAAGAGACAGAAACAGATGTCGCACATCAACTGCCCAAACCAACAGGCTATAAATTGCTCATAGCCCTACCTGAGCCTGACGAGAAAACAGAAGGCGGCATACTTAAAGCGAAACAGACTCTTCATTTAGAAGAGATTGGCTCTATATGCGGTTTTGTGATGGCAATCGGCCCAGACGCTTACCAAGACAAGAAACGATTCCCTAACGGGGCGTACTGCAAGGAAGGCGAATGGATACTGATGAGATCTTATTCTGGAACTCGTTTCAAGATTCACGGAAAGGAATTTCGTCTAATCAACGATGATAGCGTTGAAGCGGTTGTTGACGATCCTAGGGGGATTATA